TCCGCACTGAGATGGCTCTGATCGCCAAGGATACGGAGATCCCATTCTGATGTTGGACTATAATCACAGGCCCAGCTTTGCCGACAAGGTGAACGCCGCAGTCGACGCAACCCTGACCGCTGACAATGCTGCACGCATCCCACGCGACTATCTCGGCGGCTCGCGCCTTGGCCATGCCTGCGAACGCGCGCTGCAGTTCGAGTTTACCCATGCCCCCAAGGACGAGGGCCAGGATTTTTCTGGCCAGTTGCTGCGCATCTTTGCCATCAGCCATGTCCTTGAGGATCTGGCGGTGGCTTGGCTGCGGCAGGCAGGCTTTGATCTCTACACCCGCAAGGGCAATCGCCCTGACGACGGCCAGTTTGGCTTCTCTATCGCTGGTGGGCGCATTCGCGGCCATGTCGACGGCATCATTGCCGCAGGGCCAGAGGGCTTTGACCTTGGCGTTCCCGCGCTCTGGGAATGTAAAACGATGAACGCCAAGAACTGGCGGCTCTGCGTCAAGGACGGGGTGATTAAGTCCAAGCCGGTCTATGCGGCGCAAATCGCGGTCTACCAGGCCTACATGGACGCGACGGTCCCCGGCATCGCGGCCGCGCCAGCGCTATTTACGGCAATCAACAAGGACACCGCCGAAATGCACCATGAGCTGGTGCCGTTCGACGCGGATCTGGCGCAGCGGATGTCGGATCGCGGTGTGCGGATCCTGCAGGCCACCGACGCGGGCGAGCTGCTGCCGCGCATAGCCCAAAATCGCGACTTCTTTGAATGCCGCTTCTGCCCATGGGCGGAGCGCTGCTGGGGGATGCCGATATGACCGACACACCCAAAGACCCGCCCCGTTCACCAGACCAATTTGAGGGATCCAAAATGAGTAACGATCACGACGATCACCACGCGCCGTCCGACACGCCGCCGCCCATCGACCAGCCCAAAGAAAACCTGATCCATTTCAACCCATGGCGGGATTTCAACGATGCGGTCTCGCAGGTGGATGTCTTCGGAGACGAGCCGGACCCCGCGCAAATCGCACAATTCATGGGGGTGGTCTTCGGCTACTGCGATGGCCTGATCCCGGTGCGCAGCTTCATCGACAAGGGCCAAGGCATTGATGGCCGTCCGCATAACATCTGGATCGAGGCCAATGCCGCCACCGGTGATAAGATGACGACGTTCGCAACATGGGCCTGGCGTGAAGGGGCGGCGGTCTACGTCATCCCTGGTACAGTCGCTGCCCCCGGCCAGGCCAAGGCGGCTGAAATCCTGCAGATGCAGGCTGTTGTTGTGGATATCGACACCGGTGACATCGCCGCCAAGCGCGCCCATCTGGAGCGCCATCTGGGCGCACCGACCATGGTCGTTGAGAGTGGCGGCGTGACGCCCGAGGGGCAGCGCAAGGCCCATGTCTGGTGGAAACTCAGCGAGCCCGCCGAGGGCGATGACATTCGCCGGGTGTGCCGCCTGCGCGGTGACATCGCGGCCAAGGTCGGCGGTGACATGCACTTCCGTTCGGCCCATCAGCCGATCCGGGTGGCAGGCTCGGTCTATTACAAGAACAACCTCAAGACCCAAGTTCGGATCGTGGAAATGAACCCGGCGCTGGAACGCGATCTGGGCGAATTCATCGATACCGTCGCCGACATGCCGCCCGCGCCGGGGGTGTCGCTGCAGCCGGATTTCACGGCCCCCGACAAGCCCCGCTCCGACGAGGTCTTGGTCACACCCGTTCGCGAAGGCGGGCAGGACGACTGGTCACGCTTTGAGGGGGTCAGTGCTGCAATCGGATACTTCATCCGCATGGTCCATGATGGGCGCCTCTCGAGGGACGAGGGGTGGACGGCGATCTGCGGCTACAACGCCGCCATGCTGCGCCCGCAATGGCCGGTCGAGCGGCTCAAGCGCGAGTCCGAGCGGCTCTGGGCCCTCCATGTCGAAAAGCACGGTGCCCCCCTGATCCGCCTCGACAGCGCCGCCCCTGTGCCCAATGAGATGCCCGCCTTCACGCTGGGTGCGCTGCTGGATGACCAGAGCGCGATGCCCGCTGATATCATTGCTCCGCGCGTGCTGACGCCCGGTGGGCTTCTGGTGCTGGGCGGGGCACCCAAGGTGGGCAAGAGCGACCTGCTGGTCTCCTGGCTGGTGCACATGGCCGCAGGCGTGCCGTTCCTCGGCTTCACGCCGCCCCGGCCGCTGCGGATCTTTTATCTGCAGGCGGAAATCCAGTACCACTACCTGCGTGAGCGGATGCAGCAGATCACGCTGCCGCCAAAGCTGCTGGCCGCGGCGCGCGACAACCTGGTCGCCACACCGAAGCTGAAAGTGCTGCTCGACACCGAGGGCAGCATGCGCGTGGCCGAAGCCATTCGGCGGGCTTTCCCGGCTGAGCCGATTGACCTCATCTGCATCGACCCGATCCGCAATCTCTTTGACGGCGGTCCTGACGGCGGTGGCGAAAACGACAACGGTGCCATGATGTTCTTCCTGAAGGACCGGGTTGAGGTTCTGCGCGATCACATCAACCCCGATTGCGGCGTCATCCTAGTCCACCACACCAAGAAGCTCAGCAAGCAACAGGTGAAGGACGACCCGTTTCTGGCCCTGTCCGGGGCCAGCGCGCTGCGCGGCTTCTATACCTCGGGGCTGATCCTGCATCGGCCTGACGAGGAAAGCCCCCAGCGCCGTCTCGAGATCGAGCTGCGCAACGGCCCGGCGCTGGCCGCCAAAGTCATTGATAAGGTCAACGGCGCATGGGTCGAGCAGAACCCCATGAACGAGCGCCTTGTGCGGGCGGAAGTGGGTGCAAAGTATGATTCAGAGCGCAACCGTAAGCGCGATGTGATCCTGACGGTCCTGTTCGATGAGGCAGCCGAGGGGCGGGTCTACACATCGACGCAGTTCGGCGCAGCCTTCGAGAACCAGCATGGCCTTGGCAGCCAGTTCACGATCCGCGAGCGCCTCGGTGTCCTCGCCACCAAGGGCTTCGTGAAGTTCTGCCGAGATCTTGCCGAACAAGGCTATCCGGCGACCCGATCCCACTTCGGCTACCTTTGCGTCGAAGCAATGCGCTTTGGTCGTGATCCTGTCGTCGATGCCGAGACGGGCGAGGTGTTGGACGAGGGTCAGAAGGTCCTGCCAAGCCACTTCAAATGCCCCCATTCCGGCCGCGCCAGAGAGGTCGAGAACCCCGCTGTCTGGGTCTTTCCTGAGGGGGTCCAAGAGTGACTTTGTCATATGACCGAGGCCTTTGTCATCCTCATGCCTCTGTCATGAATTCAATGAAATCAACGACTTGCCGATGACGATGACAAAGGCCGCTGTCATACCCCTTTGTCATCAAAAACAGGAGAAAGTAAAATGAAAACAGACAGTTACCTTATCGGGATGAGGAAGAGTGGGGAACCCTATACTAAGTATGAGGGGGGCGGACGCCGTCCTGCCCCCTCACACAACGATAGTATCCGCGCGACCGGGTTGCCCAAGGCTGTTGTCGATTGTGGAAAACATTCCCCTGAAGCCAAGTCTGCGCGGGTCGTTCACAAGATCAATTTCCGCGTGTTGCCGTTGCCGGGAACCGTGCTGATGCATGAGGGGCAGCGCTACGTCGCGGTTGGCTCCGACCTGCACAAACGCCGCGATGGGCAAATCGTCCCGATCATCCTTTGGGAAAGCCACTGCGCAGAATGCGGCAAGCCATTCCAATGCCGGAGCGGCCTGCGCTCGGGGACACTGAACCGTCGCTGCCCTCAACACCACGCACCTGGCAAGGCTGTTGCCACAGCAGCTCGCAAGTACGCGGCCAAGCACATGCGCGAGCGTGGCGGGCGAAAGAAACCCTGAACCCAAATCCGACGACGGCGACCCGCTCCGCCAAGAACATGATCGCCGTCGTCTTCCACCCGAGCAACCAACCCAAAAAGGAGACGACCCATGGCTGACATGACTCTGACCACCGTCGTTCGCGGCGCAAGACCTGAATCGCCACTGCCGCCGCAAACGGCCCGTACAATCCTTGCCCTCGACCTCGGCACCACCACTGGCTGGGCCTTGCGCGGATACGACGGGCTGATCACCAGCGGCACCGCCAGCTTCCGGCCCGGCCGCTTCGACGGTGGCGGCATGCGCTACCTGCGCTTCACCAACTGGCTGGGTGAGTTGGACCGGCTGTCTGGACCGATAGGGTCAATCTGGTTCGAAGAGGTCCGGCGCCACACCGGCACTGACGCAGCCCATGTCTATGGCGGCCTCATGGCCAGCTTGACCAGTTGGGCTGAACTGCGGGGCGTGCCCTATCAGGGCGTGCCTGTGGGCACGATCAAAAAACATGCCACTGGCCGTGGCAATGCCGACAAGTTGGCCATGATCGCGGCGGCACGTGCGAGGGGCTTCAGCCCGGCCGACGACAACGAAGCCGATGCAATCGCTATCCTGCTCTGGGCCATGGAAACCCACGGAGGTGCGCGATGACCGGCATGCGCTTCACGCCCAAGGGCTATGGCGGGCACCGCCGCCAGCCTGATGAGGTCAAACGGGACGGCTGGAAGGAACAGGGATTGCTGGCTGTCGCCATCGACGATGACCGGCTGACCTGGCCCGAACGCGAATTGGTACGCCAGCTTGGCGACAAGCTGTACGGCAAGAGGCAGGAGGGTAATCACCATGGCTGACTGGACAACCACACAAGTGGAGGACCGGCTGGAGAGCGCCGCCGACGTCTTCCGCGCCTTGCCCAATGTGAGGCCACAGGGCTTCGTCAACGCTTGGCCTGAGTATTTCCACAGCTTCGCGGACAAGGTCGGCCAGGAGCCGCAAATGCGCCGCCCCTTGCCGTCGCCGCGCCAGATCACCGAGGCCGAGGAAGCCATGCTCTGGCTGCGCTGGCTGGAACGGTATGACGCCCGGATCGTCTGGCTGCGGGCCGAGCGCACCCCATGGAAAAGGATCACTTGGGAAATCGGGCTGAGCCGCCCGGCCGCCAGCCGTCACTGGCAGTACGGCATCGCCGTCATCGTTTGGCGGCTCAACGGGCGGGTGCCGTCGGCGAAGCGTTCGCGGCGCTTCGTGGTCGAAAATGCGGATCGGCTGTCAAGGAAAATCGTCCTGTGAGGAAATTTTCAGAGAGACATCGCTGGGGGTTTCACGGTTCGGCTTTGGGGGCTACAAATCTGGCATACTCGGAAGAGGCGCGCGGGGAAGATCGCCCGCGCACCGGGTTGCGAGATGGATACCGTGGTGGACCCCAGAGTCCGAACCGGAATCCAGATCGGAGTCCAAGCGGTTCGAAAGACGAGCGGCAGGCGGTTGACGAGGGTGCGAGGGTGGCGACGGTTTTTTCGGACATGCGGTAACCGAACGGGACTGAGCATAAACCCTAACCCATTGTTTTCCGGTTCCTTTCTGGCCAAAAACGTATGCTGGGGGGCGCAGCGCGGCATATCGCTAGCGTCAGAGCGATTTTTTTGGGAGTCCACCCATCGTGGAATCCACCCTGAAATCCTGAAATAGCGCAATAAAACAGACACTTGGCTGGTGGACTCCGGGGTGGATACCCTGGACTCCGGAGTCCAGCTTGAAGCCAGTGAAATCCACCATGGATTCCGCAGCCGGAGTCCACCCCGGAAGCCAGCCAATCCTGCAACAGGACGCAACTCATGACCCTCGCCTTTGCTCCCGACCGCATCGAAATGCGGCCGATCAGTCAATTGCAGCCTTATGCCAAAAACGCGAAGCAGCACGGCGCAGATCAGGTTGCAAAGATTGCCGCCAGCAT